GTACGCATCGCCACGCTCAAGACCTGCACCAAGACGAATAATCTGTTGAATAGCTTCTTGATACATCTTTTCATAATATGTAACCATATCCTGCTCACCCTTCATAAATATCATTGCCTCACGCAATGAACCATAAAGAAGAACAGGATCATAATTATCCCCTAACCAACTATGTCCAGTAGAGTTAGATACTGTTGCAACAGGAATACTAAAGTTTGTTCCAGAACCTAATGCAGTACATGAAAGGGTGTCTCCAGCCACATAAAAATTACCACCAAATGTTAATGTTACAGATACTACTGCACCGCCAACAACTTGAATATCCGCTGTTGCGCCCGTGCCAGATCCGCCACTTAATGAAACATTTTGATATACACCATTTGTATATCCAGAGCCAGCTGTAATTGTTCCAAGCGTTGCTATCTGACCTTGAATAATGGTAGGTGGATAATAGTAATAATGCATCTCCATAATATAATTTTTATCTGGAGTTGGTGCTAACATCAAAGTCATTTGGTTAACATTGCTATATTGTGATCCAAATACAGCATAAAATCTTGGCAATCCTTGTGGAGTACCTTGATAAGTCGGCGATGAATATACAACTGATGGATATGCTTCTCTTAAAAAGTTAACATCCTTATCCAACAAATATAAATAATTGTTTGGCGTTGTATTATTATCTATAACTGCTAATGAATATACAGATAACCAATCAGTTGGTAATGATAAATACTGATTTCCAGCCGTTAAATTACCTGTAACATTCTTTCTTAAAGACGGAATTTGAACTGAATTATAAACACGATCTTCTGTTTGCTGAACAAATACTGGAATATTTTGAACAAATAAAGCTTCCGTATTTTCTGCATACGCTTGAATGGTGTTATATAAAGTTTCGTAATTCACAATTATCCTTATGCCATAGGACCACGACACATACGACCTTTAGTCGCCGCACCAGCACCACGCATTTCAATACCATCTGTCTTAGGTCCACGTGTTTTATTGCCAATAGATACAGTCATAGATGGCATTCCACCCGGTGTATGCTCATTAGACTTTAATGTATTAGGATCTGTTGCATAACATACTCCTAAATCAACATTGGTATCGCCAGACATAGTATGTGGCTTAGCGTAATCAGCGCCAGAACCAACTTCCTTGCCCATAACTTTTCTAGAAAATTTAGCCATTATTTGCCTCTTTGATTGTTTGCACGTGCCATGTTACGACCTACAGCTCTCATCTCTTTGCCTGTCACGCCGCCTTTTGCCATTTTATCTAAACCACCCTTTTTAAGCTTTAACTTAGTGCCACGACCACCTTTGTGTTCTTGCATGTCGTGTTGTTTAAATGCCTTTTTAATTTCCTTATCAGCCATAGCTTTGTCTTGCTTCATGTCTGCTTTTTTATCCATCATCTTTGCCATTTTAAGCTCCTAACTTGTTAATATTGATACTGTTCCAATTTTAATTACTAAATTTAAATCATTCGGCACAAAAGCATCAGAAAAACTTCTTGCCCCACCTACGGGATTCCAATTCCATTGTGTCTGCCTACTACCATCACTTGGATATCCGCCACTATTAACATCATTACTAGCTGTTGGACTTGTATATAAACCCGTATTGCCCGATGCATAATATGATACATCAGGACGCGGTTCCCGTACAGCCTGTGGATCATATACAGGATACAAACCAATCTGTAACTGTGGCTGGTCTGGATCCCAACATGTTGGACATACTTTTACACTATATCGATGCGTCTTTAATACTTGCGTTCTTAATTGTGTAAGTTTATATCTTTGCCCGCATCTATCACATTCAGCAATGCTATGTTTGGCACTTGCATATTTATGTGACATATTTACCTCATGTACATTACATTACGTGGAACAAAACGTATATTTGCTTTTTCCCTATCTTCCGTAGAAGCAATATCCCATTGTTCCTGATATTCTGATTTTAACATTAACACACGATTTGGATCTACATTTGGCAACTTAATAGATAAATGAAATGCTAATCCCGCAACCATACATGGTATTAAACGGAATGGTATATCCTGATTATAAACACCACTTCCAGCATCTTGTAATCTACGCATTCTGTAATAAACAAATGTATAATTTGTTCCCGGATTACCCGTTTGCCAAATATTAATATTCGGTAAATAATTTACATATAATGATGCGCCAGATGAGTGTGATGCCGCAGTTGTATTATTAACGCCACGATAACAGTTTAACAACTGATTAGCGTTACTAGTTAATGAAGATCCGATACCTTGATATAGAATAGTTTCATTGTCAATATTGATATATCCTTGACTTCTTAGATTTGCTGTAGAAGTTACATATAAAGTTGTATCTGCTGCACCTGCGGCTTGCGATAAGGTGGTTGTAGGGTTTGCATCCACATTGCCTGACTGTCTATCTATCCAAACTTGAATAGGCCGTCCATAAGCGTTTTTCGTAGGAATTGTAGAATAGGTTGATTCAGATATTCTAGTAATATTAATATCGACCTGATTTTGTCCTACACCCTGACGAATGAAGTGATCTAACAAATCAATTGTATCTACTGGTAAAGGATAAGATATCTGTCCACCATTTACATTAATCGGAATTTGACCTTGTTCTATAGTCCATAAGTTAATTCCACGATTAGCCCACTCAATGGTTAATAGATTTAAAGATCTACGAGCTGTACGCAAATCATAACCTGACCGAAGCTGAGTTCCGCATCTTTCAAACGCATCCTCAACAATCTCAGTTAAATCTAAATTGAATTGCGATATGCCCGTTGTTGTCATTTTTTAAGCTTACTTAAAGTTTCCGCTAATCTTGCTCTTTGTCCTAACTTGCCGGGTTTCTTAGCAGCAGCTGCAAGTTTTTTCTTAGGAATGGTTTTACCTTCTTTTACACCCAACTCTTTTCTTAAAGCACCGGGCTTTTTAATTGCGCCAGCTATCCAATTTTTAGTTGCCATTATTTTTTCCTTGCAGCTCTTATATTATCAATTAAGTTTGGATATGGTCTACCAGCAACTTTAGCCATAGCTTTTGCTTTTGCCTTTTTTGCAGAAGTAAGTTTTTTAGGCTTTCCTAATGATTCAGGGCGATCTTTATCCCAAATCTCACCACCTTTTTTATACATCTCTACATCATCAGGATTATCTTTCCTCTTGATGATTTTCTTACCCGGCATTTTGGATGGATTAATTGCACCCATCCCGCGAGAGGCTCTCACTTTTTTCCCTTCATATATCCACCACCACACATAGCCATTACATGCTCATGATGCATTTTATGAGTAGGAGTTCCATGTTCTTTTTTAACATGCTCTTGATGGTGCATGTGATCATGCCCCTTACCATAGTGAGTTTTTACGTGTTCTACGTTATGTTTATGTTCCATAATTTTCCCGCCTTTTTTGTAAGCATTACCCATTGCGTCCATACGACCTTCCATCATGCCTTTTACAGCACTCTCTCCAGCCTCGTTTTGTCTTTGTTGCTCTTTTGCTACGCGTCTTTCCATATCGGCTTTAGTCGCTGCATCACTATCCGCTTTGTTTTTTGCGTAATAAGCTTTTTGTTGTTCTGGTGTCATTTTTAGCAATATTTAGTTTTGGTTTTACCACGCACAGCAATACCATCAGCACGACTAGAAGTCATTCCGCCAGAAGCCATTTTTTTAACTTTCCCGCCCTTTTTCATGCCGCCTTCAATGCCAATCTCTTTTCCAGAATCACCTAAGTTTTTACCTTTTGTATGACCTTTTTTCTGTACGGCAGACTCACCAAATTTAGTCAATTTGTTAGAACCTTTTTCTATATCTTCTGACATAGACTTAGGTCCCATAGTCTCACCACCCTTAGCCATCTTTTTCATTCCGCCCTTTTTCATGCCCATAGGAGCCGCAGGTGCCATAGCCTGTCTTGCAGCCATCATTGCAGCTGCTCTTCTTGCCATTGCTGGAGTCATTGTTGCCATCGTATCACCACCTTTTTTAAATTTTTTGCCTTTGTCGGCTTCCATAAAATCACGCCCCACTTTCTGTGGAATGTGAACCTTTTCAGCAAAAGCTTTATTATTTGCGATTGCCGCCATAAAATTGTGCTGCTTTTTACTCGTGCTCGGCATTTTTCTTTCCTAACATTTTTTGCACTGTATCAGTTTCGTAAATACGAATAGCCGTCCAAACTATTGTAAATAATGCTGCTATTGCTGGCAACACATTTGTTAGAGTACCTAATACAGTTGCTATTGAAGCAATATCACCTACTGCTTTTGCCGTTGTATCGATATGGCTACTCATATTAACATTTCCATCTTGCTAAACTTGCCGCTTTACGAGTTGGTCTGCCTTTTTCATCTTTCATTGGTCCGGGCATTCCTGACATTCTAGCGCAAAATGATCTCTTACGAGCACCGCCTTCTGGCTGAGGTGCTTTTAAGTGCGATCCGGTTTTTGCGTTATATGCTTTTCTACCAGCTTCTGTCATTCCAGCGCCTTCTTTGGTGCTTAAATAATGCCTACCTTTACCTTTAGTAGTTTTACTTATTACTTTTGCCATTATACAACCTCATAATAATTATTTTTACCAATATTATCTATACCACGCATAGGTTGTAAATTACTAGGAACATGCAAACCAGAAACCAACTCACCTTGTAATGGAATAATATGGTCTACATGCCAAGGCTCTTTGTTTTCACGAGTAAGCATTGCAGTTATTGAATAAAAACAATCTATAACTTTTAAGTCATGCTCAGTTAACCATTTTGGTGTACGTTGTAATTTAGCAGCTCTTCTTTTTGCTTCATATGCAGCACAAGAATCAAGGCGACTTTTTTGTCTATTTCTTTGTAATTCTTTTGACTTTTCATGGTCAGAATAATAATAAGTCATAGCTTGTTTCTGCCTTAAATCTTTATTTATTTGATATTCTTTTGCATAATTTCTTTTAAGTCCATTTGCTATAGCTTTATGTTTCCTAGAACAAAACTTAGCATCACTACGCATGCCACTAATATCAACTTTACATATTTCACACGCACGACCTTTAGCAGTAAGTCCAGCCCCTTTAGAAACCGGGAGTTTTTCGCCTCTTCCAACTGCAAGTGAGGGGGTTTTCTTCTTAGTAGCCACATTTATGCTCCATTAGAAATTAATTTACCTGCAATAATAACTCCAGCTGCAATTGTTGTTGCTGTGCTTGTTACTAACTGCCATTGTACATCCGTTTTTTCTGTATACAAAAACGGGTCAGATGATCTATTGGCTGTATAAATTGAAACAAATGGCTGTTGTAGTACTTGAAGTTTTACGCCGCTATTATTATTTATTGCTTGAACTGAATAAGTAACAATATTAGAAGATGTATAACTATTTGATGTATTAACTTCAGCAAAATCTAAATAAAATGAATATCCTGCTGGCACAGTATATATAGTACTTTGTGATTTTCCAATGCCAGCATTAATTTGAGCAACAATATTAGATGATTGCTTAAGAGTTATTGTTCCAACGTTTGTTGTCTGCCCTGTTCCCGGCGCTACTAATAACAAACTATTTATACGAAAATAACTATTTATTGTTGTAACACCAGTAACGCCATTTAAAGAAAGAATTTCTGATATTGGATTAAAATTTGCATCTAATCCATTAATTAATACTCTTGCTGAAGTATCATCTGAAGCGGAAGAACTTACTAATGTTAAAGTAGATGAACTAGTAATATAAGTATATGTTGTTGCATTTTCCCAAACAGGTATTTTTGTATTACCAACTGCTGATTGATAACCAAAAAGACTTAATGTTTGATGGCCAGAGATTTGACCACGAGAAACTTGTAAATCAAACGGCTCATATTTCGCTTGACGAGTAATTGAGTTTACCGAATTATTGGTACTTGGTATTCCACTTGAACTTTGCGCCATATTAATCTCCTAAATGTTTGGCTAGGGGACAAATGTCCCCTAAGATTAATTAGTCAAAGTTACCATATGGGTAAGTTGTTGCATTACCAATGTTCATATCTTGTTGTGCATACTTTAATGTCACAGCAATTTGACCAGATGTAGGAGTAGTCAAACTTGTATTAGTAATCTTTAAAGTTACAACAATTTGGCTAAACCATGTAGGCTGTTGACCCGGCTGCATATTTTGAACATCTTGTAATGATCCATATGCATAATCTAACTGTGTGCCAACAAATGTTGCTGTTCCACGAGTTGCAGAAGTAATTGCAGCCATTGTTGCATATACACCAGTAGAAGTTGCAAATGCATTAGATACATATGGTTGAATTGAGTTTGCTGTTACTGATCCATCCGTTGGTAATACACCAACATCAACGATAACATCAGTAATATTTGAGCCTTGTGGAATTAAAAATACTGCTCCACGATAAATAGTTCCACTTGTGTCCGCTGTTGGAGTTGTTCCAACTGTTGGGCCAGATGTGCTATAAACACCACTTTGAGGTGCATATATAGTTGCTACTTGATTCGGAATATTGTTTGATGTAACAAATGTCTTAGATCCACCACCATAACCAGCTTGACCAGCTGATGTTACAGAAAAATCTAAAAATGCTTGTTGTGCTAATAAAACCGGTCCCACATCACGTTGTGGTCCAAAACGATTATCACCCGATAGAATCGGTCCTTCGAAAGTTGTACGCATTAAAAAACTCCTTTTAAGTATGAATATTTGAGAGCGATTTTCCTAGTAGTTGATGTATCTCTACCAACAATACGTCCTCTCTCTGCATAAGACATATTAGGATTATTAACTATAAACTTAACTAGCGCAAGATATTTTTTATCTGACAATGCTTTATTTCTACGAGTGGTTTTAATTTTATCAATATATTCTTGCGTTATGTGATTTTTTTGATTAATTTTACTTTTTGAAATTTTTTCTTTGGTTTCTTGCGTATGCTTTTTCCCTCTCATTGGTACTTTTGCAACATCAGAAATATTAAAAACGCAGGGTTCATCAAAATGCGCCCTACCCTGTAAAAATTCATTTTCAAAATCATCTAAATCTTCTACTAAATCGCACTCTATTTCTAAACTCCAATCAAAAGCATTTTTTCCATATTTATTATAAGAATTTTGAAGTATTGGATTTATATGACAACCTTTATTTAAAAGTCTAAAGTGTTCATGAATACGTTTTTTTACATGTTGCGATTGACCAACATAGCATTGACCCGTAATTTTATTACGAATTTTGTATATTCCTATGTAGTCATTTGCGTATGGCATAATTAAGTTCCTTGGAACTATTATAACCATATTTAATTAATTTTGCAATAAAAAACCCCGCCTTGTGAGCGGGGTCTTGTGGTTCATACAGATTAGTATGATCCGTATACACCTAATGGATCTGATACGCCAAATGAATAACGCTCACGTGATTTATAACGTACGTTACCTGTATCAAAGTCACCATCCATAGAGTTCTGTAAAGGAACACGGATGAAGTGCTTCAAGCCATTTGGAACATCAGTTGTCAAAAACCATGCATTAGTTGCTGTCAAGAAGTGGTTAATTGTGTAACCTTCTGGAACAGAACCGTTGTTCTTAATTGCATTGATGTCGTTGTTGTTTGTACCAACGCGCAATTCTGTTTCTAACAAACGTGTAGCAACGAATTGTAGTGCTGGAGGAACAACAAGTTTCTTAGGACGAGCTGCAATCAAGAGTCCACGCTCATCAGTCCATGCAGCAATCTGAATAACAGCATTTTCCAATGCAGTTTCGTTCAAATCAGCAGGAGTAGATGGAGTGTTAGCATTGACACCACCTGAAACTAATGGGTGTGCTGTAGAGAATAAAGGCTGTCCATCACCATATGTTACTTGGCTGTTGAATCCGTTATTCAATACTGCTGCTGCTTTTACTTGCTTAGTATACGCCATCGCACGAGCTAAGCCTTTGGTGTAGCGTGCAGATAAAGAATCGTAGAGGTTATCTTCGATTGCTTCTTCTGTTAAGCTAAAGCCAAGAGCGATAGTTTCGTGGTTGTAGCGAGCTGTCCAAGCTTCTTGTGCGTTGTCATAAGCGATGGCTTGGCCTTCGTTTTTGACTGGTGCAGCACTAAAGCCTGACAGTTTTGTTTCTTCTTCAAAAGAACGCTCAGAAGTCTCTGTTTCATAGATTTCTTTATGTTCTTCACCGTAACGAGCATACTCCAAACCAAACAATGCGTTTAGTCCGGGTAAAAGCTCTTTCAATAGTTGTGCGCGTGAAATAGCCATTTATATGCTCCTTAATTAAACACCAGTTGCATTGAAGTAGCTATGGTAACCGAAGTTCCATGTTACTAATGCTTCTGGATAGCCAGTGAAAGAAAACTGTGCGGCTGTCGATTGAGCAGTTGCTACTGCTGTATTGATAGTCACAGTTGTACCAGATACTGCTGTTACATATGTATTTGATCCAGCTGTAATACCGGGACCAGATACTGACATTCCGGGAAGAATTGCGCTATTAGCTGCGGATAATGTGATTGTTGTGCTAGATGATGTAGCATTTTGTGTCACAGTTACTGCTGATTCCTTAACTAATTGAACAATACGGAATGGTGCTGAGGTTGTAATTGGTGTAGATACAGTAGCAGATGCAGAAACTGCAATACCTGCTTGTGAATCACCAGTTGTGGTAGAGCCAGTATTACCAGCAGCGTTACCAATGTAATAAGCATTAGATCCGACAAAAGCTGGGTTAATATACTGTAATGTTGTTGAACCACCAGTACCAGCTGGGTTTACTACAACCGCAGCTTGGAATACAGCTTGTGGATCGTCAACTACATAACCGATTGCATCAGGAGCAGTTGTAGAACCCTGCCAATACTGATAACGGTTTTTACCATAAATAGGACCGCCAGTTGTACCATACTCACAACCAACGAAAACACCAATCGTGCCAGCAACGGCAGAAGAGGCGTTATATGCTAAAGTTGATGCTACTAAATTACCAATGTTTGCGCCAGTACCAATTTGTACGATGTCGCCATTGTACAAGCTAGTGCTATAACCATTGACAATCGGGAACATACGAGTAGAACCCGCAAATACACGACCACCAATTAGGTTAACTGGCTTTAGTCCGTAAGGACTTACTACAGTAGGATAAGCCATTTAATTCTCCTTAATTAATTAATTTCCAGATCCAAATGTAACAGTAGACTTCCTCTCCATAAAGATTGGCATTCTAGCGTCACTTTGGCGCATTAAATTATTATCTACCGCTTGAGCCTGTTGAGCTGTTTGATTTGCTTCGTAATCCATACGTTGCTGAACAAACTCTTCAGGGATCTTACAGAGTAATAACCCGCCAATCTCAATGTTGTCTTTATAGGCTCCATTAGGATTAGCTAACAGTTTAAATTTGGGTTGTTCTTCAATCGCTACTGGCTCCCAACCTTCTCTTAGTTTAGAGGAAATGTTGCGAGGATCAGCATTGTTTAACATTGAAACACGAATCCAACGATACGCAAACCCAGCTTGTTTGTCAGGCTCAGGGAGAAGTTCCGGAGGCATCCACTGTTTAGGACGCTCAGTCATTTCACGGGTTTCTAAATCTCTTGTTACTTTATTTTGTGCCATGTTAGGCCTCCAATCTTAATAGTTCACGAACATATTGTTCCGGTGTAAGTCCAAGTTTTTTTGCAATAGCAACTTGCGAAGTACTTAATTTTACTTTTTTAGGCGCGGTCGACCTAGTTGCAGGAGCTACTACAGTTTTCTTTTTGGGAGCGTTTTCCCTACTTACATCAACTTCGTGTTCGAAGTTTTCTGGAAATCTCTTACGCATCGTCTCGTCTAACTTTGCATAATAGTCATTTGAACCAATAACAACACCTTGTTTTTTTAGCTTTTCGTGTAGCCCAAGTGCTGTCGCTGTCATTTCCTCGTCCTGTCCGAACCAAGGATTTTCATTTTGCCATTGTATCACCCTATCATCGGGCTTTGCAACTGGCGCAACTTTTTGTTCTGGTACATACCTTTCTTCCGGTACTTGCACCTTAAAATTATTAACACGATCTAAATGCATCTGCGCTCTTGTCATTGCCTCTTGAGCAGCTAATAATTTTTCTGAATCACCCATGTCATATGCTTCTCGATAGGCTTTTTTCGCCATCTCAAGTTGTAACTCGGTAGAACTCTTAATGGCTGAAACATATTCTGTTTGTCCATTTTGAATCATTCCGCGCATACGCTTGTTGTCTTCATACAACTTTTGTGCTGCATCTACAGCTGCTTGACGTTCACGCTCAGCCGCTTCAGCTCTTCTACGCTCATCATTCCAGATGCGTTTCATTTGAATCATCTTGTCTTTGGCTTCTTT